TTGCTGTACTTGTGTCATTACTTAGTGCCGCACCACCTACACCTGCCCAAGCAGTACCGTTGTATCCTTCAAACTCTACTGACGTAGTGTTAAAGCGAAGCATTCCACTTGCTGGAGTTGGTCGTTGACCAGTCGTACCCTTGCTGATGCTTAATGCACCAGTTGAAGTAAATGATGAATCAGCTGTAGCAGTAAGAGTAGTGACTGTTGCAACAGCAGGAGTGGTAGCACCCACTGTTCCATTGATGTTAACTGTTTGAGCTGCTGAGAAAACATTAGTCTGATCTAGTATTGCCGTGTTACTAAGAACAGCAGCTACTAAACGTAACTCTACTTTATCTCCAGTAACAAATGCACTAGCCGTAGTGTTGTCTTGTGCTCTAACAATAGTAAATGTATCAGTAGATCTAGCAGTTACTTTAACAATTTCAATTGTGTTAGTTACATTAGATAGTGTGCAATAGAAATAGTCACTACCACCTAGAGTAGGAAACAAAGCACCTTGCCCAGTAGCCACAGTAAGACTAGTAGCACCACTAGCAATGCCTGATGCTAGAGTAGATGTTGCATTGTTGGTGAACTTTATAGCCATAATAATTCCCTATTAACCAACAGTGATAGTCCAATTAATTGTCAAAGAATCATTAGCACCTTTACCAATAGCACTAAATACCACATGTGACAGCATAGTTCCACCAGACGTAGTGTTATTAAAGATACCTGCCTCAGTAATAGTACCTGTACCTACACCAGCAGCAAATAATTTAGATAGACTTACAACGTTTGTAGACACACTAGAACTAGTGTATGCAGCACGAGTTAACTCAGTACCAAGAGCTGTATCACTCACTCCAGCAGGAGTACTGTTAGTACCTATTGCTATAGCAGTGAAAGGAGATGTACTGCTACTAATAATGGCAGAGGCTAAGAAGTTCTTTCCCACTTGAACAATTACATTCTTTTTTTCTAAGACTATCTTGTTGTTTAATAGGATCTCTACTTCACCTTTTAAATTAATTGTTTCGTTCATTTTAATTTATCCCTAAAGAATTAATTGCTGAGCCATTGATTGCTGATGATGAGATTAAAACACTAGTGACTGTCTCAGAAATAGAAACACTTTCTGCATTAGTATTGTTAGCCTCTAATGAAACTGACTCAGAGACAGTAACACTCTCACTTTCTGCTGCTCTAACAAATATCTTTGCTAAAACTTCAGTTACATCAATAGACTCATTAGGCTGTTGAGTGTAATTAATTGGAACAAAAGAATCTGATGATTCTGGTCTAACCCACACAGGAGCTTGAATGTCTGCTATACCATGTACAAAGTCTTGTGGTTGTCTAGTTTCCCAATCTTTATGACAAACTATTAATCCATCCCAACGAGTTTTTAATTCGTTGTTTTTAAATACACGACCACACACATCACAAACAGCTTTCCAACCACCGTTATCCCAGTTGGATTTGTAAGACACAGTTACACCCTATCAGATTTATTGTCCAACTTGTCAAAGATCTTTTCAATCATCTTCTTAAGTTCTCGAACATCTTCCCGATAGTCATCTTTAACAACGTACTCCCTGGGAAGATCTTCTTTCAACTTAGCTAGATCGTTCTTAAGTTCTTTAACAGCAGCCCACAGTTCACGAGCAAACCAGCCCGTGACTGAGGATACAAGCACTAAGCCAGCATTTAGAAGGCTTTGATAATCCATTACAGATTTGTACCCTGTTTAGTTAATCTCAGGATGATAGTGAATACTGCCGTACCTGATGAGTAACCTGTAGTCAAAATGTTAATAGTCCCTGTTTTACCAGAACCTGCATTGTTAGTTAATCCACCTAATTTTTTTAAATTAGAAAAACCAGATCCAACAAGAGCTACGGCTACAACATCAGCTGTAGCATTCCACAACAGTTGTACTGCCAACGGACTACCAATTTGGTATTCAATGTGCTCAATCTTTACTGCTGTAGGAGTTGGGCCATAACCACCCTGGTTAATACTGGACATAGCAAGTGCAGCAGTAGAACTTAGATTTGAAGTATCTAGTACTCCAACTAGTTTTATTGCCACATTGCGTGGACCTTCTTCAAGGATTTGAGTTGTAAATGAATTAGCCATGTAACTCTCCTAATTAATAGGCGCGAGTTTGGGCAGACAACATAAAGTCAACAATCATATCCGCAGTAGTAGGTGCAGTAGCAGCAGCTTTACAACCAAAGCCCATGCCCATGTTTGTAGCATTGGGAAATGTAGCAACCATAGTACCAGTAGAAATGCCTACATCAACAGAGCAGACTTTTACATCATTTACAAAAACATCAATGTTGCCTCTACCATCGTAGTACCAACCAAGTTTAATAAAAGTACCACTAACAAGAGTAGCAACAGTTGTAGTAGCAGTTGAGTAAGCAGTAGCAGCTAATGAAGCACTACCTTTACGAACAACAAAAGTAATAGCTGAAGAACCAGCAGCTTTGTTGAAGTAAATACCATCAGTAGGAGTTAATGCAGCCATAGAAGCAGCTACACCAATTTGTAGTTGATCGTTAGCAGCAGTAGTTGCTTTAAATGCAGTGTAAAACCAAGCTTGTTGTGTAGGAGGAGCAGTGGCAGTAGTTGTATTAGTAGCAATGTTGAAATTAAGTGGAGTGCTTTGAATAGCACCAATGTCACTAGTAACACTAGAAGCACCACCAGTTGTAGAAATTAATCCACCATTACCAACAACTAAACCAATAGTTTGATGAGTTGTGGTGTTAGTAACAGTCCAATCACCAGCAACATATTGGAAAAAATCTTCAAAATCTAAAGAAATGTCTGTAGGATCTGGAAGGGGAAATTGACCTAGTGTAGAACCAATTGCTTGTGTTGATACACCAGAGGGGAAACGGGTAGGAGAAGCCATGATAAAAATTCCTTTGACGTTGTTTAAAACAACGCTCTATTGCTAGAGCGTCATCGGAGATTACATTCTATATTACATTTTCTTTTTGTACATAGATGCTTTTGGAGCCATTTTCTTAGCTGCCATCATCTTAGCCCCACTCATTTTTTTAGCAGGAGCCATCTTAGTAGATGCCATTTTAGTTGGCATCATTTTCTTTTCTTTCATTCCGTAAGCCATGATAAGTTTCCTTTATAAAAAGAACCCCCTCTTTTTAGGGAGGGGGAATGTTACTAATAACAATTATGGACCATTAGAGCCATAGATAGCACGAGGATCAGACCAACCAAAACTATAACGCTCGTAGCCTTTGGCTTTAACGTTCATAGTATCAAAGTCATTGTCTTGATCAAACGTGACAGCATGACGCTCATAGTACTTCAAACCAGTGCCACCAGGAATGGTATTACGGATAAACCAAGCATGAGGAGCTGTGAAGTAATGGTTCACTTTGAAACCACCAGGGATGTAATTACCAGAGTTAATGATGTTTAAATCATTATTGGCATTACCTGTCTGGTACTGTGTTTTCAAAATGCGTTGAGCATTGAACACTTCTTGACGAGGAATGTGCAAGCTGTTTGGTTGAATAGCGACCAACAGACCACGGTCATTTGTTAGACCCATGATTGCAATCACTGCATCTTCCAAAGCAGCCTCAGACAAGTCAACATCAACTGCTGGCTTGTTAGAGAATGTACCACCTGAAGTATTTGGGTGGGCAGTAGAGCATAAAGCTACACCATCACCACCTAAATATGAGCTGTTAAAAGCACGGTTGTACACGTTAGCAGCAATGTTTTCTTTCGTTTGACGGAAAGACATAGCCAATGCAGCAGCACGTTTCTTGGATACTTGCTCATACAAGTTGTCATCCATTTCTTCCTTAGTCACGATATAACCCATTGCGTATGCAACGTGTGTATAGCGAGTTGTGAAGCCTTGGATCTCAGAGTCATAAGAAGTGCCTTGACCTTCAGACTTAACTGGCACTAACCCGAAGCCAGACAGTTGAACATCTTCCTCGTAGTTCATAGTAGAGGTGTCTTTGTCAAACAAATCACAGTACTCTTCTGGGTGCTCATCATAAGTTTGTCCCCACCAAGCCTTGATACCAGGCCATAGTGCTTTGGGATGCGATGCGGTTGTAATTACTCCAGCCATGATTTAATCTCCTTAATTAGACTGCAAGGTAGTTAACGACAGTGCCTGAAGCAGAGCCGATAGTACCGTATTCGTGATAGTTAAATTTGCACAATACACGGACATAAGGACTAGCTGCGCTAGTTACTTCATTGTCAGTACGTTGTACAGCACCTAACATGCGGATTGGCAAAGTAGCCGTAACTGCTGGTCCTGTGAGAACCATATCAGAGTAAGGCACACCATTAGCCAGAGACGTCTGGTTAGCAGCGGAGATGGTCACAGCAGCATTCAAAGACAATTGAGCTTGAGTAGCACCAGTGCTATCAAATTGAGCTTCAAACAAGACAAAAGGATCATCCACAACATAGACATAACGCACACTAGTACGAGTACCAGCAGCAATGTATGCCTTTTCTAAAGACAATGAATTACCAACCAAGCTAGTGCCTGGATCAGCAACACGAATGCCCACAATAATACCCAGAGGCAAAGCAGAAGTAGTAGTTGCACCACCCCATTTTTGGATATAGCGAATACCTGTAGCATCTGAACTACTACGAGACATCACACAATCACCGATTGCATAGCTATTGGTAGTGTCAGCAGTAGGGATAGCATAGAGCCGACCCTGCTCATTCCACTTGCCACCTAGCAAGTTACCAACAGGACTAAACCCGTTGGGTTTGTTTACGTTAGCCATTTAAGACTCCTTTAAAACGTTAGTTAAGTTTGATACCGTCCCTAGGGGTGTAGAACGATGGATTTTCTCCAGTGATCTTACCCTTACGAATAGCAGCGTCAATAAGATTGTTTTTAGCCTGAAGTTCGGTTTGATCTTCCTCATGCCATTCTTGCCGAATCTTCATTAGATACCCAAATTGCTCCGTACCTTCAGCACGGGGATTTACAAGATATCTAATTCTTTCTCCGAGGTCACCATTACGGCTAACCACATTCTCACTCACGCCTCCAACTTCATCTGGTCTTACAAACTCGTAGCCATTATCCATAGCTGCTTGTATGCGTCCACCTGTATCTGTAAAGACATGCAAGTGGTAACCATCTATCTGTTTTTGGACACTTATCTTAGCTTCCGTGCCGTTAAACACGTTACGTTTTTTACGAGTTGTACCATTTAGTGCTGGTGTAGGAGCAGACTCTGCTGTCTTACGTTCTTCTATCTTAGCTACTAAGCGATCACGTTTTTCAAACTCATTTAGTGCGCGGGGCATATCAATTTCCTTTAAGTTATTAAATTAATTCCAGTCAAAATCAGCTACATACTGTTCACGAGTCATAAGCTTTTGCTTAACAAACCGATCACAGGCTGCTTTAGCTTCTTGGGGGAGGTTGTCATAGGATGGAGCATTACTGCTACTACCACGACTTGCTCTACCTGAGCCTGATTCCACTCGACTAGATGGGCTTTTCTTTTCCCCAAACTTATTTGGAAACTCTTCTGCTAACACTTCATCAAGCTTATTTAAAAATGCCTGTCCTTTAAGCAAGGGGAACTCTAATCGAAGGCTTTCACCAATACCGTTAACCATGCCAGTCATCCGCTTGTCTTGCCCAAACCAAGTGTTTTTATCCAACCACTGTTGTAGTCCTGGATCAACCTCTTGACTTATTGGGGCAGCACTAATTGGTGTCTTGTCAGCATCTTTAACTGCTTGCTTAGCATCCTTGAGTTCATCTTTAGCTTGATCTAAAGCATCATCTAAAGCATTGACTTTCTGTCCGTCCCCATCGCTAATAGCTTGAGCACGGCTTTCTTTTATTGCTTGGATACGTAACTCATAGTCTTGAGCTTTACGTTCATAAGCATCTTTCTGGAATCTCTTAAACTCTTCTGCTGCTTCACGAAACTCTTTGAGCTGTTCTTTGGTTGACTGCAAGTCTTTAATGAGGTTTTCATTATTCTTACGCAGAATAGGAAGAATCTCTCGACCACGCTTTACAAATACATCAGCATCAACCCAATCAGTCTCGTTTCCACGAAACCTTTCTTTTGGAACCCACCCTTGAGATTCAGCCTCTTGGCGTATCTCTGGAGCTGTTTCGTTACTAGTAACATTTTCTTCACTCATATCTTACTCCTATATTTTAAAGAATGTCAACTTACGTTTTAGCTAGGTAAGGATCAACCAGATCTACGTCAGCATCTAACGTACCTGTGATGTCCTTGTCGTTAACCATTCGATACTTGAATCCATCTTTACCCAAGTACAACAAACCTGCATACTTAGCAAAGATTACCTTATCCCCAACCTGACACCAAGGTGCAGGTTCATCGGCATAACATTGGTCACCCATAGAGACAACGATTCCAGTGGTGTTACCCATCTGTTCTCTGTCTTTGGTTACCTCTGTTGTTAGGATAATTCCCCCTTCGGAGACTTCCTTTACTTCTTGGGGCTTGATAAGCACCCGCCAACCTACAGGATTAATACCACTTTCATTGCTCATTTACTTCTCTCTTTACTTCAAATAGATCTTCATACTCTAAGTTTAAGATGATAGCGATTGCTCGACATCTACCTTTAACCTCTTGCTCATCGTCAAACGTATTGTTGACAAGACCCTCTTTCATGGCCTCACGGTCTGTACCTAGCATCTTCATCAGACGTTTGGTTACTGGATGATGCTTCCACTCATCAAAGTTATCGGAAGTTACTATTTCCATTCTCTCTCCTTAAAAATCCTCACTGAGGTAGTTGTGGCATCTCCACATTAAACTGACCTAAATCTTCTTTACTACCTGCCATCATTTTGTCAAAGGCAGTATTCATAGTTTTGATAGCATTCATAACACCTTCTCTACGCTCTCTTTGTAAACCAATTTGCATATTAATTTCCTGAATACGCATTCTTTCGCCTTCAGTAACAATACCAATCTTGATTTCTTCTACTTCTGCTTGTAACTTTTGTATTTGTGCTTGATCTAGTTCTGCTTCGCCCATTAGTTTGAGCAAAGCTATTTTCATAGTCAGTTGATCAGAAGCTTGTTTAGCTTGTAACTTCATTTGTTCTATCTGAAGTTTTGGATTAACAGGTGCAGGGATAGCATTTGGACCATTGGGGTCTGGTAATAATTTATCAATGTTAGTAACCTTAAGTGCCTTGAGGAATGCGTACTCAGCTTCGTATCTGTTGTACAAACCTGGAGTTGCTGCTACACGAGAAGCAATAGCAGATGCTTGATTTATACGTTGTGCTTCAGATGTAATACTTGGATCAGAAGTAGGCATAACATCAGTTACTGGTCCTTCATAGTCAGATGCTAAGACCATACCAGAACCAGTCGAATCAGATACATAGGGTGTGTTTTCACTAACAAATATCTGGTTCAAACGATAGAGTTTACGGAACTCTTGTTTCAGACTACGGTGAGTACGTTTGAAGATACCGTTAAACACCTTCATTCCTTGCTCAGCCATAGTGCGAGTAGTCTCAGCAGGAGTATTCTGTCCAGGATTCTGTCCAGAAAG